TCCTAATACATGGGGGTTAACATACTCTCTTTGCTCTCTTGTGCATGAACCAAAAAACTAAGGTTGTCAAAATAAGCCACGAAGCCATCGGGAATGCGTGGGGAATTTCCAAGCAGGCCGTTGCAAAATGGGTCAAAATGGGTTGCCCGACTTCGTCCATCGAAGACGCTACAAAATGGCGCGACGAATACTTGCAGGCATCGGGCAAGGCCGCACCGGCTACGTTGAACGAAGCACGTCTCGAAAAGACCTTACTCGAATCCGAACGCATTCGCGTCCGCCTTCAGCAAGACCGAGGCGAGTTGGTCGAGATCGCCGTAGTCCGCGAAGCCGGTATCCGCATCGGAGCTATATTCAGCGCAAAACTCGCTGCGCTCGTCAACGACGCATCGGGCGCGTTGGCAGGACTCGACGAAGCAAGCCTAAGAAAGAAACTGCACGAACGCACGCAGTCGATCCTTGCCGAGATCCGCAACGAACTGGAGAAGGTATAATAAATTATGACATACGAAACACGCACAACAAAAATGATAGTCGGAGTCAAAGGTGAGCAAATATTTGACGACAGCGTCACCGAGATCGAGATCGTCGACGAAGCAGGCGGTGAATTTCTGGAGGTCAGCCAAGAGGGCGGCAAGCTCCGCTTCGACAAGGACGAGTGGCCGCACGTCCGCGATGCCATCGAGAAAATGTTTAAGCTGTGCCGGAATTATGACTAAGCGAGAACTCTGGAAAATATACGCCAAGCGCAATCCATCCTTCGACGGCGACGGCAATGTGACTTTGTCCGCTGCCGGTCTTCGCAAGATGTTTGAGACAACATGGGAAATTGCAATGTATGACGGAGAAGAGGAGCCGAGTTCTAAACATCCAGCGTCTCCGAATGTCGACGCGCTCAAACATATTTTCGGAATGCGATGAATCCACTAGCACAAGGCATCCGCGACGGCATCAAGCTCGCGTTCGACGGAACAATTTTAGACTGGGCAAGCGACCACGTTAGTTTCCCGAACTCAGATCGCGCTTCGCGCTTCGATCCTTCTGTTGCGCCGTGGTTGAATGCGCCGCTGTTGGCCGCAAGCGACGACGAAACGACGCAGGTCTTTCTTCGCGCACCGACTGGGGGCGGGAAAACTACCATGATGGAAACGCTCGCATGTTTTATCGTTGCACAGAAGCCTGGGCCGACCTTGTTCGTCGGACAGACTGACGACATGGTCAAGGACTGGACGGAGTCGCGCTTGTTGCCGATCTTCAACGAATGCCAGCCGGTCAAAGACCTGTTCCCAGAGGACAGGCATTCTCTCAGAAAAACGACTATACTTTTCCCACATATGGTATTGTTCGCAGGGGGCGCGAACATGACCAACCTTCAAGAAAAATCCATGCGCTATTGCATTGGTGACGAAGTCTGGCGGTGGAAAAGCGGAATGATAAAGGAACTCAAGGCGCGACACCACGACCGCTGGAACCGAAAGACGCTTCTCGTCTCGCAGGGGTGGGACGCAGGGCATGAGGCAGACGCCGAATGGGACAGCGGAACGCGAGAAGTGTGGGGCTGGACGTGTTCCCATTGCGGGAACTGGCAGAGATACCTATTCGACCAGATCGAATATGTGACCGAACGCGACGACAAGGGCGGCATTCTGTGGGATAAAGTGCAGGACTCGGTGCGAATGAAGTGCGAGCATTGCGAAACTCGATACAAAGACGATGCAAGCACTCGACGCAACCTTGCAAATACTGCAACTTACCGCGCACTCAACCCACATCCGGTGCGTGGTCACCGCTCGTTCGAGTATCCGGCATACGCCGTATGGTGGATACCTTGGTTCAGTATTGTGAAAGAATGGATCGAAGCCAACGAAGCCAAGTCGAGCGGCAACCTGGAGCCGCTCAAACAATTTATTCAAAAGCGAAAGGCGCAGACGTGGCAGGACGAAGTGACGAGCGACCTACCGGAGATCACTACCGGCGACTATGCGAAGGCCGAGTATCTGGAAGGCCAGAAGATCGACGGCGAGCACCGACGCTTTATGACCGTGGACAAACAACGCGATCACTTCTGGTGCATCGTTCGCGCCTTCCGCGTCGATGGGTCTTCGATGCTCTTGCACGAGTCGCGACCGCTGACTTGGGAAACGCTCGACGCAATTCAACAGCAGTTCGACGTAGTGCCGAGATGCGTCGTCGTTGATGCGGGCTACGATACTCCGCTTGTTTACGAACAATGCGCACGGCGTGGGTGGACAGCTTCGCACGGATCGGGGCAGGACGGCTTTTATCATATCGAAAGTGGCAGGCGCACTCGGCGCTTTGTTTCCAAGATCGAAGGAGCGCAAGCCGGAAGCGATGGACTGAAGTGCGCGTATTTCTTTTTCTCGAACGAAGGCATCAAGGACAAACTCGCTTCACTTCGCCAAGCTGACGCAGTTCCGAAATGGGAAGTTGCGCGGGACGTGTCGGATGACTACAGAAAGCAAATGCTGAGCGAGATGAAAAAAGACGTGACCAATTCCAAAACGAAGCAAGTCGAGCAGCGATGGGTGCGCATCGGCGGCAGGCCGAACCATCTTTGGGACTGCGAGTGTATCGCTCTTGCATCCGCGATGCTCGCTGGCGTTTTGCCGATAGGCGCGGAGAGCTAGTATTTAAGCGGCTCGGCAAGTGGCGAAAAATAATTTAATTTTTTTCTTTTCAAAAATAAAAAAACAGAAGATATTCAAAACATCGAAAGGCAAGAAGCCCGACGAAGAAAACCTAAAAAGAAAAAACAAAATGAAAACTGAAATAACTCAAATGGCAAAAGTAGTCGGACTTGATGGTGCAAAACTAAAAGTCCTTTTCACAACTAAACTCCCAGGAATGGTTCAAGTTTTTAAAGCTCATGGGTATGAGTTTATTGGTTTTAATCGGAGTGAATATTGCCGCGCTGAACTTTATGAGCTTCCTAAATTTCGGGGTCTAGTTGGCCCTATGGGTGGTGATGATGGTATTATTATGTATGAGACGGATGCCGCATATATTGATATATCGTCAGATATTTCTTAATTCGCCAACCGGCGCGGGTTCAATCCCCGCGCCTTTTCTTTTGACATATCTTCCCAGACACTTCCCGTCCCGCCTCTCAATGATGCGCAACCAGACATTCTGAACTGACAGATGAAGCTTAAGGACGCTTGAGCTAGGGTTCTTCTTTTGACATCGCCAACATTTAAATGGCGATGAACAAAACATTCTTTGGGCTGCCGGTTGCAACTCTGCAAGAATTACAGACCGACTTCACGGCTTGCTTAAAAGCGATTGCCATTGCAGGCGCAAGCTACAGCATCGCAGGGCGCAGCTTCACGAGAGCCAACCTTGCCGAGGTGGCGCAGACGATAAAAGAGTTGCAAGCCGCTATTGACAACGCTAGCGGGAATAGGGTATCACGTTACACTCCGACTTTCCCGACGCAACGACCATGACCCAAGACCTACTCACAAAAGCCATTTCGTTCGTCTCTCCCAAGGCCGCTCTCGACCGCATGGTCAATCAGGCGAAACTGCGAAACTTCGGTCGCTTCGATTCTGCTTTGACGAGCGAAAAGCGCGGGATCAGCCGAGGCGTTAGCGGTGGCGAAGACACGGCAGGAACTCGCGAACGCTTCGCGCTCATCCGCGCCGCTCGCGATCTTGCAGACAATTTTCCGCCTGTCCGTTCTCTGCTTTTAAAATTTGCGACCTACGTTTCCGGTCGCATCGCATACCAAGCCCGCACCGGCAACCGCGAAGCGGACACCGCTATCGAACGCTACTGGCAAAAATGGTGCAACGATTGCGACTTCTTAGGCAGGCACAATTTCACAACCCTCTTGCAGCTTGCTGTAACGGCAATGCTTCGCGATGGAGATTGCGGATTCATCATCGTTCGTGACGGAGAAGATTTAAAATTGCAGAGCGTGGAAGCCGACCGCATCGGATCGCCTTACGACAGAACAGATACCGACAAATACATTGGCGGAATAAATGTTGACGACTATGGAAGACCCATTTCATACACTATTTTCACGCGCACTATCAACAACCAGTATATTTCTCCTGTTGATATTGTTGCAAAAGAGTTTATCCACCTATTCGACGCAGCGCGACTTGATGAATATCGCGGGCGGTCTGCTTTCGCTACTGCGCTGAACGCAACTCGCGATCTGCAAGAGGCTATCAAGGCTGAAGTGCAGGCGATCAAATACGCTTCGTATCAGTCCGGAGTCATCACCACCGAGAGCGGAGCGGCAGACGCTGGCGACTATTTCGCACGCGGCAACTCAAACGATCAAGGCCAAGTCGCACGCTTGCAGTCTCTCGATCCGGGAACGGTCAACTATTTGAGTGCAGGCGAGAAGATGGAAATGTTCAAGAGCGACCGACCGACCGGCGCATTCGGAGAGTTCATCCGCTTGGTGCAAGCTCACATTTGCATGGCAGTCGGGCTTCCCTACGGATTCGCATTCGATGCAGACAAGAGCGGGCCGATGGCACGCATGGAAGCGGCGATGGCCGAGCGAACATTTCTCCGGTGGCGTGGACTCTTGGAAGGTCAGTTTCTCAACAGGATAAAAAATGTTATCTTACTCGACGCCGCTTCGCGCGGACTCATTCCAGATTCCGAATACCTGCTCGATGGCCGCTGGTGCTGGCCAGCCAAGGTTTCGATTGATTACGGACGCGAGGCACGCGCCGACATCGAGCTTTGGAAAGCTGGCTTGAAAACAGCAGGGCAGATTTATTCAGACATGGGTGAAGACTATGAGGAAGCACTCCGCGCAAGGGCAAAAGAAGCCGCGATGATCGTTGCACTCGGAGCCGAGATGGATATTCCATCCGAATATATTTCAGATTCTATCATTCCCATTCAAGCCGCCGCTCCGGTTGCCGCACCTATCGCGCAAGAAGAGCCACAGCCAGAACAAACGCAAGAGCAATCAAAACAAACCGATCTAGCAGACGAGAACAAGCCAAGCAAGGGCATGGTAGAAGAGGCGCTAAAGGGCTTAAAGTGGCGCGAAGAATACAACCGAGGCGGGACAGCGGTAGGAGTTGCCCGCGCTCGCGACATTAGCAACGGCAAGAATCTTTCGGACGACACGGTCAAGCGGATGCACTCGTTTTTTTCACGGCACGAAGTCGATAAAAATGGGCAAGGTTTTCAACCAGATGAGGACGGTTTCCCGTCCCCAGGCCGCATTGCATGGGCGTTGTGGGGCGGAGATGCAGGGCAGACTTGGGCCGCTGATAAAGTCAAAGGGATGCAGGCATCGCAACCCGAGCAAATGAAAGTATCGCTCGCCGTTCGCGATACGTTCGGACGCATCACCGGCTTTGAAACAAAGCATGAACTCGTAATGCCAACGCCCGAAAGAAACGAAGAGCAAGACGACTTCATAGGCCGCTGCATGGTGAGCGGAACGATGTCGAGCGAATATCCAGACGAGAGCCAGCGCGTAGCCGTATGCTCTGCACAATGGGAGAAAAAATAATGATCACACACGGAATTGCACTCGAAGCAAAAAAGGCACTCATCACCGGCGTTCACCAACCCGGCGACGACTACCGCATCGCGCTCTACAGCGCATCGGCCAAAATCGGGCCGACAACGAAAGCCTACACAACCGAAGGCGAGATCAAAGGCATGGGCTACACCGCAGGGGGCGTAGCACTCAAGGGGCATCGCACGGGCATCATCGGCAAGAATGCCTTTATAACATTTGATGACGTTGTCCTAAAATCCGCAACCTTCGCCGCAGGTGGAGCGATGATCTACAACGCCAGCAAGGGCAACGCCGCGCTTTGCGTCCTTAACCTTGGAGCCGAGCGGCACGTCTACGACGGCGCGTTTGAACTCAAATTTCCCAAGCCAACCGAAACCAGCGCATTGATTTTACTCGCTTAAATATGAAACCAACAAATCCCATCATCATCGACGGAGAAACCTACGACATTTATACGATCAACCTTGCGATCACATCCGTTGTAAACCCAGACGCAAGCGAAGATGCAAACGTGGCGATGCGCCTTGTGCCTACGCGGATCGCGAATGGCGAAGTCATTCTTGCGAATGACTACGCTCGCACGATGGCACTCGGAAGCGTTGATAATGTTGATCAACCTACAAAGACCGCCGTTGCTCAAATTTCAGCGAGCATTCAAGAATTTATCTTTGCAAAGGGGTTGTAAAAAATGGCGCTTATTATTTCAGCTGCAACGGGCAACTTTAACGCAGGAGCAACTTGGGTGGGTGGCATTGTTCCAGGTGCAGCGGACGAAGCCCGCGCTTCGACAGGTCACACGGTCACGATCACCGCAAACGTGACGTGCACCGAGTTGAGTAACGCAGGAACGGGGCTTTTCATTCTGAATTCGGGGGTTACGTTGACGGCAAACGTCACGCACAAAAGCGCAACGGCAAATGTGAATTGTTTGCAATTTACAGCCGCTTCGCCATCGACTGCGAGTATTGTGGGCAACATAACGGGAGCAAGCGCGGCGAGCGCGACCACGGTTTTTGGCGCTGTAATAAATACCAGTAGCGGGACGCTTTCTATAACAGGGAATTGCACGAGCGGATCGTCCTTAAATGGCAATGCAGTAACAAATAATAGTAGTGGAATAACTACTATTACTGGTAATTGTTTAGGAGCAAATTCTAATGCAATATTTAATGCGTCAAGCGGAACAGTCACAATCATCGGTAATTGTACTGGAGGCACGACCTCATCTGGCATTTGCGTATATAATGGCACCGCTGCAGCAACCGGATCAGTTAACATTACTGGAACGGTGACTGGAGGAAGTAATGCAACAGCGTATGGCGTGGGAAATTTTGGCAGTGGTGCAGTCACAATCACCGGTAATATCACGGCGTCAACCGCCGCAGGCGTTTTAAATAACTCAATAGGGTCAGTCACAATAACTGGAAACATTACAGCCGCAACCGCCGCAGGCGTAACAAACAACTCAATAGGGTCAGTCACAATCACCGGTAATATCACGGCGTCAACCGCCGCAGGCGTTTTAAATACGAGCACCGGCCCAGTAACAATCACAGGCACGCTGACTCCGACAACCGCTGTCCACGCGCTCCAATGCACCAACACGACAGGCGCAAATATTACTTTGAGCGGCTCGCTCATTTACGCATCCAACGGATTTGCTCCGACAAATTGCTTGAAGTTTTTAGTGAACCCAACGCCAACGATGGCAAAGGTTCGCTTCGCAAAAAACGGATCGACTACCTATTCAGATTTCTTCACCGCCGACAACTCGCTCGGCCAAGCCGCGATCACAGACGTTCGCTTCGGAACAGTCTACGCAAGTGGAACTTTGACGGGCGTTGCCTACATTCCATCGGCATCAAGCGTTGGTTTCGGCGTCCCTGTAGATTCGACCACCGGAACGGCAACACTCACCGCCGCTGACGTGCGAGCCGCGATAGGCATGGCATCAGCCAACCTTGATACACAACTTTCAACGATTTCAACAAAGACGTCGGAAGTTCACGCGATCCACGGCCTCGACATAGCCAACGCGCTAACGGTCACGCCTACGAGCAGGACATCGGGAGCGATCACTCAATCGATCACCGGAGACGGAACAACGAGCACGATAGTCACGCGAGTCTAAGCGTATGTTAGCTTCCCTGCTCATCGCTACGCAGGGCTTATTGCCAAGCCCAACGCCGCTTTCAATCGGCGTGCAGGGCTTGCTGTTCGTTTCGGTAGTTCCACCTGTTCCGATCAACCCAATCGATCTGCCAGGGGGCGGTGGACGAGGACGCGAAGATCGCAAGGTCACGATCAAGGTTCGCGGCAACCGTCTTGTTTTCTCGGTTGCGAATGTGGATGTATGCGCTGGCTCACGCATTCAAATTGTAGGTTCATCTTGCTTCACCAATGCTGGCGAGGCAGGGCTTTCGATCAGCGCAAAAACAATAGTGCTAGGCAGTCGCAACCATGCGGGAGTGAGTCGCGCGGGGCTTTCAATTTCCAGCACGTTCAACGTCATCGGATGCGAGGAAGAAAACGAACTTGAAGTTTATTTAATGGCGCAGGCGGCGATGGCATTGCTGGACGACTAATTGACATCCGCGCCTTCGCATGGATGTCATCGAAGGCGTATCAATCATTTCAATCGGCGAGGCTAAAGGCCACGGGCTTTACGTTGACGAGACGACTTTGATGCAAGTCAAAGAGTGCGCCGAAAGCTACAAAGGCGGCGTCAAAGTCAATCTGGATCACGGCGCAGGGATCAAGGATATCGTCGGATTCGTAAACAATTTCCGCATCGTCGGCAAACAACTCTTGGGCGATCTCAATCTGCTCGAAACATCGCCTATGCGCGACTATGTCCTAGAGATTTCAAGCAAACTGCCGGACACATTCGGTATCAGTATCGCTTTCAGCGGCCCGATTCGCGAAGTGGAGGGACTTGCCTTCGCAAGTTGCACCGAACTCTACAGCGCCGATCTCGTTCAAACTCCAGCCGCAAACGCGACAGGTCTTTTCAGTTTTACCGCAAAGCAAGTTGACAAATTTTTCAAAGAAATGGAAGACGCAACAATCGAAATCGAACCAAAGGAGGACGAGGTCAGCATCGCCGACATCGTTTCTCGTCTCGCCGCCCTTGAAACCGCCTTTGGCGACTACAAGAGCAAAATGGAAATGCCAGCCGAAGAGCCAGCAGCAGAACCAATGAAAGAAGAGATGGCCGCTGAACTCAGCGTCATTTCCAAGCTCGAAGCAAAACTTGACTCGATCATCTCGAACTTCGGAGCCGCTCCAGTAAAGGCATCCGTAGTTGCTGAAGAGAAAGCGGTCGAAAAATTCGACCTCAAAGCAGTCATCACCCAGAAAACCGAGGAACTCGGTAGCCGCACCGAAGCCATCCGCTTTGCAATGCGTAACCACCGCGAAGCCTACATCGAAGCCCGCGACAACAACGAACTCAACTTTTAATCCCAACTAATTTATGGCAACACAAAACGACCTAGGAATCCGGAGTTTTAACTTCGCTTCCGCTATCAGCGCCAACACTCTCGTGAGCGTGTCAGGCGACAACGCTGCGCAAGCAGCATCAACCGGAGCCGCAGCAATCGGAGTTGTCCAAGACGACACCGCCGCCGCTGATCAAGGCGCCGTAAAAATGTTTTTCCCATCGCAGTTCGGCATCGTAGCCGCCGCCGGTATCGTTACCGCAGGCAGCTCCGTTTTTGCTGTTACCAACGGCACGATCGTTGGAACGCTTGCAGCAAGCGCCGCAACTCTCGGAATCGCGATCAACAGCGGCGTAGCCGGTGACATCGTGGAATACGTTCCTAAATTCAACCAATAACTAATCACCCACTATGGCACTCTCATACACAACCATCCGCGCTGATATTGCGCAGGCCGTTTTTGAAGGTCTTTCCAACAAAAACAATTTGTTCATCGGCACAGAAGTTATGCCCGTGTTCTCCTCAGACGTTCGCTCCGGCGCATATCTGAAATTGAACCTCGGCGACTCCGAAGCTCTTAACGATGACGCTCTCAAAATCGCCGCCGGTGCTGGATATCCACGCACAAGCCGCCGTTTCACAAGCGACTCTTTCGACGCTATCGAATACGGTCTTGAGGAAGTTCTTCCTGATTCCAACCGCCGCGATCTCGACAGATTCTTCGACACCGAAGTGAATATCGCCGCGATGTTGCTCCGCCAAATCCAAGTCAGCCACGAGGCTCGTGTTGCTTCCGCAGCATTCGCCGCTAACGGTCTGACAGCGATCAGCGCCAGCGCAGCATACACCGACGCGAACATCACCAGCTTCGACGTTCCCGGTGACGTGGCTCAAGCCAAGCTCGAACTCGCCAAATACGGCGTTCTTGCTAACACCTTGGTCATGTCCATGCCAGTATTCGAGCGCATCCGCCGCTCCGCTAAAGTCCAGAATCAATTCTTCGGCATTGTTCCTTCGGATCAAAGCCGTCTTCTCAGCGAGGGCGAAGTCGCCGCCGCTGTCGGAGTTGACCGCGTTCTTGTTGGCCGCGCACCTAAAAACACAGCCAAAAAAGGCCAAGTGTATTCCGGTGGGTTCATCTGGAGCAACACCTACATGGCACTCGCCAACACGGTTGGTGGTGACTTCTCTGGTGGCGGATTCGGTCGCACGATCGTTTGGGCCGCAGACAGCCCCGTGCCTTTCGTTTCCGAAACCTATCGCGACGAAGCCCGCCGCGCTGACGTTCTCCGCGTTCGCCAGAATAGCGCCGAGAAAGTCATCGACGGTTCCAGCATCATCCGCATCACAACCGGATACGTGTAAAATTCCCCGCAAGTAGCATCGGAAAAGCCACCCTTGAAAGAGGGTGGCTTTTTTGTTTTTGTTGACATATACTGCAAGAGTAAACATGAAACAAAAACAGAAGCTAGTCGCAGGCTTAATTTGCGGCAACGAAGAGCCGCGCATCGAGCGATGCGTTAAGTCGCTGAAACAGATATGTGACGAGATTGTTGTCGTTCGCGCAATAGGAGCACTCAAGCCGGATCGCACTCTCGAAATTGCAAAAGAGCTGGGATGTCACGTTGACATATATCTCAACTCTCCGCTGGTCGCAGACTGGGAGCATCTCGACAACTTCGGCGAAGCTAGAAACAAAGCATTCGCCAAGGCTTACGAACTAGCTGGCAAAAATGGATGGGTGATGTGGGCCGACTGCGACGATATCATTGAGCCGCACATGGTCGCGCCAACATTGGCCGCGCTTGAAGAATGCCCGCCAGAGCAGGATTGGATATTGACCGACTACGTTATTCCAGAGCAAGGTAAACGCGCACCGAGGGAGCGTTTCTTTCGTTACCAGACGGCTTGGTGGCATCGTCCGGTTCACGAGAACGCGCAGCCAACGAAAGACGTGCAGGTTTATATGCGGCGCGATCTTGAAATCATACACCAACCGCCTCTAGGCCATAGAAACAGCAGCGAGCGAAATCGCAGAATCTTGATGCACCAAGACCGCATGACTTCTCACTTCAAATTTTATTTGCACTACGAGAATTTCATTGCTGGCAACAAAGAACTCGCGGCCAAATACGGATCCGAAGCATTGGCATTAAGCGATCTGGACGGCGTCAACCGCTACGAGATTCTTTTAAATTGCGCCAACATTACGAGCGGCGAAACCTCGCTCAACCTAGCACGCAAGGCCAAGGCACTTGAGCCGAAACGCCGCGAAGCCTACGGACTTGAGGCCAGCATCCTGCTTGATGATAAAAAATACCAAGATGCGTTGAAAGTGGTGGAAGAAATGCTCGAAGTTCCGACGCCGAAATTTCCGCAATGGACGCACCGAAAAGAGTGGTATGGATGGAAGGGCGATCAACTCTACGCTTGGACGCTCCGCCTTCTCGGACGCAACGAAGACGCCGAAGAGATCGAGCGTGAAACATTGGCAGGATCGAACAAGGCTAAGATATCGCTAGTTCACGCAACGCGAGGAAGGCCGGTAGAGGCCGTTCAATGCATGACGCTATGGTTGTCACGCGCAACGCACCCAGAGCGCGTAGAACACATCTTCGCGGTCGATCACGACGACGACAAGGCAGACGTTCTGAAACGCTTTCGATCCGTGACGCAAAAAGAGGGTGGTTTTTCCGTCGGAGCTTGGAATCTCGGAGCCGCGCAAGCGACTGGTGATATTATAATTCAACTCTCGGACGATTGGGAATGCCCTCCAGGGTGGGACGAGATGATTGAAAAGCGTATCGACATTTCAAAACCGCAGGTTCTTCGGATTTCGGACGGATATAGAAAAGACGATTTACTTTGCATGGCGATCTTAACGTGTAAATATTTTCAAGAAAATGGACTATTCAACCCGCGATTCCGAAACGTGTATTCGGACACAGACTTCACCTTTCGTGCCGCGAAAAATGGGGCGATTGTTGATGCTCGTGATATTAGCATCGTTCATCACCACCCGTTTTTTGAGGAGCGTCCGCTCGATGCTACATACGAGCGCGGAAACGATCCGGCTGAGTATGCGCGTGCAAAAGCAATCTTCGACGAACTCCACCCGAAATGAGTGATACACCAGAGACAGATGCGGCATGGATAGAACAAAGAGATATGGTTCTCTTGTGTCGCAAGCTAGAACGCGAGCGCGACGAGGCGCGGGAGGAACTCCACGACATTCGGTTAAATCTGGGAGCCGACGCCGAGGGCTACACTCTGATTCATGCTGTCTGCGTTTTGCAGCAAGAGCGCGACGAGGCGCGGGAGCAGGCGCAGCGTTTCCGCTCATTGCATTACAGCCACCTCGGAATTAACGCGAGCGCAAGTTGGTTTCCGTGGGAGGAAAAATTAAATGAATAAAGACGTCACTCTCATCGTTTTTGAAGGCTTGAAAACGAGGCACGAACAGAGCGGAAAATTATTTAAACACCTTTGCGGCTTGGGTGGATTTGGCGACGCTGTTTACATCGCCGAAGACTGCACCTATCAGCAAGCGATGCATTGGGAACTCGGTCGCTTTGCGGATTATTTCGACACTTCGCACGCGCTCATTTGCACGCATGACGGCTTCATTTCCAACCCGCATCGGTGGGATGATTCATGGCTCGAATATGACATGGTCGGAGCGCCTTGGCCTGCATTCTGGAACGTGGGACATCGCGTCGGCAATACCGGTTTCACGCTCCAGAGTCAGAAATTCCTTAAAATGGCAGCAAAGGCCGAGGCACTCTGGAAGGGCGAGGCAGGGGATGTCTTCCTTTGCCGCACGATGGAGCAAGGATTCCGTGATAATGGCATCAAATACGCGCCGGTTGACGTGGCAGCGGCCTTTTCTTGGGAACATTACATCGAAGAAAACACGGCGGGGCCGGATCGCTCATTCGGATTCCACGGCTGGGTTGCAGGGAAAACGCGAGAACAATACTACACGTTTTGAACATTCTCATCGTTTATCACTTGCGACTCGGAGACATCGCTCGTTGCTTGCCGATAGCGAAGCATTTCGCGGATCAAGGTCACGATGTAATGTTTGAGTGCTTGCCGGAGTATCACGGCCTTTTCGAGATGGTAGACTACTGCAAACCGCTCTATCCACAGAACGACCACAGCGGATTCGACCGCATCATCAACTTGCAAATTTGGCCCGACTTGCACGAAGACTTTTGTGCGAGCGATCTAGGCTGGAGCGACTATGTTTACGGACTATTTCCCGAAGGCAAAGACATCGACCGGCAGATCGTTCTCAACTCGCCTGCCATCGTAACGCCGCCCGAACTTAGGTCATGGGTTCTTTGTTTTCCGACCGGATATAGCCAAGATAAAAAGATCGATCCGAGGGATGTCATTACAGCGGCGCACCAAGTCGCAAACGGAAGGCCCGTTCTTTGCGCGGGGAAGGCCGCCCACGGCATGGCTGAATTTGAAAGCATAGAATATATGTGTGCTTACATTCGGGACGCTAACGAGGTTGTCACGATCAACACCTCGACGAGCATCCTTGCGTCGGCACTTCGCAAAAGCTGGGTTCACATTTCAGATAGTCCGAAGCACGACTTCACGCATCCGAACCAGCGACGTGTAGAGCGCAAGTTTTGACGCATTACCCACTTTGTGGGAATGCTCGACATATTTACTAACGACTTGGCTGCGATGCTGGACGATCTGCCGCTTGCGGTCACATTTGGCGAGCGTAATTTTCTCGCGAACCGGACAACATACCGGCGCGACAACAGCCTAGCGGACGGCGGATTCATGGACTCCGCATCGATGACCATTACGGCGATCTACGATGCATTCGTGCAGACCATTTCTCTCGGAGATGTTCTCGTTATCGGTGGCCGGCGCTTTCGCGTTACGTCAGCCGAGCTTTCCCAAGACGCCGTATCGGTCGATTTCAGCCTTGAGGA